TCGTTAAGATGATTCATGACATCTCTATGATCTTGTCTTCTTACGTATAGTTCACCTTTGTCATGATCGTGATCTATACCTTGTTTTTTAAGGTGTTTAGTTATTACATTCATATCTTCTGTCGCTATTGCGGCATAAGCTTTTTTAATCTTTGCGCCATCTTTTTTAATTTGATCTTCAGCTACAAAGAAGAATGATTCATTTTTACTACTGTACATTGGTGACCCCGCTCTTATTTTTGGTTGTGCAACTGGCTTTGTTACTCTGTGCCAGACGTCATGATCTTTTCCGGTTTGTTGACCTGATTTTTTGAGACTCCAACCATAACCTTTTGGTCTGTCTCCAACGGCTGTTTTTTTAATTTCTACTCCTTGACCCATTGCAAGTTCATCTACATTCTCTCCACGAGCTCTTTTTAAAGCGTCATCACTTGGATAGTCTTTATCGCCTTTTTTAGCTGGTGCTTCTCCACGTTTTTTCTTCGCATGCATATTAGCCCATAATCCTGGTCTTTTATTTTCTTCCATTTCTTCCTCTCCATCATGACCTTTTAACTTTAGTTGTAAATGTTTTCTTACATCTGACTTTTGAACTCTTTTAACATCCTTTACCATATCAACTTTTCTTACTATTTTTCTGAGATCCCTTCTCAATTCACCTGGATTATCTGTGTCCATAAACATTTTTGGTAGACCATCTATATCAACTTGATATGTTGCCTCTTTTATTCCTAATTTATTTTTTAGTGCTGTTGATATTGGCCGAATGTTAGGTCCTTTATCATATGCAGTAACACCAGGATTTCTCTTAATAGTACCATCTTTATGTAACTTATTAATTAATGCTTTAGCTCTTCCAGCATCTTTTTGACGGACCATTGGTTCGGGTCCACCAGCGTATGAGTATGGTATACCAGCCTTATCAAGATGTTTTCCTACTATTTTTTTAGTTTCATCTATAATTTTCTTTTTGTTATCCATCCCGATTCCTATACTATGTTTATTGTTCCAGCCATGGCTGAGTGATATTGACAGTTGTAATATAATGTACTTGGTGCTGACATACGTACTCTGAATTCAATAAGTCCATTTTGAGTACCATTGTTTGTAACTCCAGTTGTGTACGCATTACTTGTTCCAGTACCTGGACTGGTTTTAATCCAGAAAGGATGTCCACTAGCACTTATTTGAAACTTGTATATTTCTCCTCTTCTTAAATATAATGTAGGATCATTTTCAGTACCTACATCAGAATCAAACCATACATGTCCAGGAGCTGAAAATGTGTAGTGACTTGACCCATTATTTCCCACGTAAAATTTATGAACTAAAGCTTTTTCATTCATATCTAAGTTACCACCTAGTTGTGGTGTAGTGTCTTCAACAATATTAGATAAACCTGTTCCTGGAGCTCCAATTGTAATTGTATCTGTTGAAGCGTCTGTGGTAAGTGTAACACCTGATCCAGCCGCAAAAGTAAGAGTATCAGTGGCATTGTCAGCAACAACGTTACTTTGACCAGAAATTTGTATTGTTGAGAAAGCATTTTGATTGGCTTCACCGCCTCCACCGCCAGGTAGGTTTGTAAGTTGTGATCCATCGATGGCTGGAAGCTTACCTGTACCATCAAGTTGAACAATTTTATTTGCGGTAGTACCTACGTCAACAGCAAGAGTTTGTGTATGGTCACCAGAAGCAGTATTTTGAGATCCAGTTAATCCAGTACCAGCTGTAATATTAACAGCAGTTATGTCACCGCTTCCTCCGCCTCCTCCACTAGAATTTATTGTAATTGTTTTTGTATTTCCAGTACCTGTTGCTGTTACTCCAGTTCCAGTAAAATTTAAAGTTGTTCCTAACCCTGATAATGAGCTACCACTATCTTGAACGGTAACCCCACTACCACCTCCAGAGATTGTAATTGTTTTGGTCGCACCTGATCCTGAAGCACTTACACCTGCTCCTACAAATTTTAATGCAGTAGTTGCTGCAGGTAAATTATTTGAATCATCAATAACGGTTAACGCAGTAGTTCTTGCTTCAATATAACCAGAATCAACGAATGAAACTATTCCTCCAGAATCAAATCCGGTTCCAGATTGATCGGCTGGCGCCCATTCACTTCCACTCCAAACTAAAGCTTGATTAGTTCCAGGTGCATTACCACTAACATTAGCTAGTGTTGATAGATTAGTTACAGCTATGTTAGAGCCAAATCTTGTGTTAGCTATTGCAATTCCAGTTGCAGAGTCAATTGTTGTTGGTCTGTTAATTAAACTATTATAATTTTTATCTTGCCTTGCAGCAACATAATTAGAATCAACAATACCAATTGCTTGAGCAGAGTCAATAGCAGTAGAACCTGCTACTGATGCTGGACTAAAATTTATTTCACCAGTTGCATTGTTATACGTTACAGCCCCACCACCAGACGCCGGGCCAGTTGCTACAGATATACCAGCTCTAGCTTGAGCTAAACTTATACCTGCACCACCAGCAGGTGCCCTTGCAATAACATATTCAGAATCCACAAGTGTTTGAACTCTTGCATTAGTAAAATATAAATTTGCTCCTTCGGATATACTATCTGTTGTACCTGGTGCTCTTGAAGTTACATAAGCAGAGTCTACAAGTGCCTGCACTCTTGCTGCAGTGTAAAATTGATTTGCACCTTCTGATATACTATCAGTAGTTGAAGGAATATTTGGTTTTCCTGTAAGAGAAACGTATTGAAAATCCTGTGGTGTTTGTCTTGCTTGAACATAGGCTGAATCAACATTATTAATAGCAACGGCCTGACCAACAGAATCTCTAATAGAAAGATTACCACCACTGTCTTTAAGTCTAACGTTACCAAGAACTATTGTATCTCCTTTAAGATACAAATCCCTCCACTTTTTATTTTCAGAACCTAAGTCATATTGTTCAGTGGCTGTTGGAAGTATATGCCCAGCAACCGCATCTAAATAAAGTTGAACTCGTGCATTTGAATAGTAAAGATTTGTTGATCCTTGAGCAAGATCATCAGTGGTATTATTAATTAATCTATCATCGTCATCAGCAACAATCCAGTTTGTACCATCATATTTTAAAATTTTTCCATTTGCCGCACCAGTAGTATTAACATTAGAAAGAGCACCAATATTTGCAGCAGCTATACGAGCATCGGCTCTTGCATTTGTAAAATATTGATTAGATCCTTCTGGTAATGCAGAAGTTGTTGATGGAATATCAGAAGTTTTTGCTATTGTACCTGTTGTGTTTGGTAAGGTCAGAGTGACATCGCCTGAATAGTTTGCATGTAATGGTGGTTTAATACTAACTTTATGTAAATTGTTAACTTCACAATAAAGATCTATTTGTGCTACACTTCCAGTACCTGTTCTTATAGCAACTGATCCATCACCTACAGTAACTCCACTAGTAGATCCATTTCCTGATAATACTATTGGATTGTTTTCTGATCTTTTAAACATTTCAAATGCTAAAGAACTGTCAAGTGCTCCTACAGAAGCGGCATTCAATGTTTGAAATTCTAATGCGGTTGCTCCAGGATTGACCTTAACAAATTGACCACCAGCACTTGTAAAAGCACTTGGTGTATCTGTTAAACCTATAAACGTCAAAGCTCCACCAGTTCCTACTGACGCAAATGATAATGTCTTATTAGAAGCATTCCAAGTAGGTACTTGTCCAGTAGTAGCAGTTCTTGTATCAAGAGATAAACCTGGCATAATTATTTCAGATGATTGAGAATCACCTAAAACAATATGTGCAGAATCACCAGATGGCTGAACCTGTACTAAATTAGAAAGTGATAGCGCCTTTGATACCATTTATTTTTTATCTCCAAACTTTCTATGATATGCCAATGTATGTTTAGACTTTGGCATTGGTTTCTTTCGAGCGGCTTTATCGCCTGGCGCATCCTTAGCCATGTGCGATGGTAACTTAGTTTGTTTCTTAAATTGTCTGTCCCTCGCTAACTTTTTTGACTTAGACATTCCTTTATGATATATTGCAGGCTGGGAACCTTTTCTATCACCAATCTCTGGATCTTCACGTTGCCTATCTGCACGTTCTTCTTTTGGCACACAATTAGGAACCATTCGGTTTCCTTTTTTCTTCATACCAACTTGTTTATGCGTATCCCAGCAGGGGCCGTCTTCTGAAATATATGTTTTAAATGTTAACATCAGTTATCTACCTTTGAACCAGCTCTCCATTGATAGCACGACCAATATCTTGCCTTCCATTTTGGTCCTGGATTATCGCAGTTATGCCTTGCTCTAAATGATCGACGCCTTGCGGGGTCGTCTCTTTTGATTTCCATATTTGGATCGCCAAATCCTAACTTGATTACATTACCTTTTTCGTTTTTAACATATACATGAAACTTTTTCTTGCCATCATTAGCTCGAATCGGATCATTAAGTTTTACTTTCTTCCCTTGATATTCTGCTTCAGTTATCTCAAGGTCTTCATATAAATTACATTCTTCGCAATATTCATCTATCCTTAAGTAACTCTTAAATTTTTTAACCTCCGAATTCATGACCTGCTACCCTTCTCATTTGTTTGTTAAACTGAGCCTGTGATGGCTTTTCTTTGTATAACCTTATTGAGATCTCAGGTCTTTCTTTACCTTTGATTCTCCAGTTGTAACCCTTCTCTTTGTGCTCAGGCTTTGTAGTTTTTACAACTCTACGTTTATAACCGGCTTCCCAAGTTTCGCCTTTTTTCTTACCTGTGCCTTCTAAAAAAGATTTAAATGTTTTCATCACTTTCCTCTGGTGCTGCTTCTACTGGTGGTTCAACTTTATTTAAAGTATCAAGCTCGGCTTGTAATCCTTTAATCTTTTCTTCAATCTCACTTCTTTGCTGATCAACTGTTGAACCTTGAGTTGCTAGTTTATACGCAGCATAAATTTTATTATTAATTTCATTATCTTCATTGTCAACCATTTTAATTCCCTTCTTTAGCTGATAAGTAAGCGGCTATAGCCATATCTCTTCGTTCTTTATCGTCTTTTCCTTTGAATTGAGGTGCATCACTTTTTTGAAAGTCCTTTACCCATGCACCCATTCCATCAGAAACTTTTAATTTTTCTATAACAACAGATTCGGATAATTTTTGTTTCCATTCTTCTAACGTTTGGTTATATGGAGCATTTTTTTGATTATCTTTTTTATACGCCATCTTATCCTTTGTTGCAGTATTTTTGGTATACATATCACTGTTTTCATTTTTCTTTTTCTTTGGATATAATTCTCTTCTGATATTTTTAATTGCTTGATTCTTAGCTATTTTTATACCAGCTTTTCTTTTACGCATTGTATCTAAATCTTTTTCTATACCTGGTTCTTTTCTAAGATGTCTGGCAAAAGCTGAATTTCCTGCTCTATCATGTGATTTTTTGGCAGCGTCATAATATTTGTTTCTCATTCCTACTGAGATTTCATTCTTCATACCTCTTACTTTCTTGGCTAAAGAACTGACCATTTTGTTTACGGCCTTTCCAGGATTCATTTCTTTATATTCTTTCATTTCTTTTTCTACATCATCTAAATCATTCCCGCCGGCTTTAGTTTTCTTGGCTAACATGTAATCTCTAACTGTATCAATGTAATCAGTTGCTTTTGATATTTTATTTTGACACCATTCAGGGAGATTTTCGGTATCCTCTAACATATCGTGTAATTCAGTAGCAGCGTCTGCCATTGTTAGTAATTGATCCTTTGCCATCTCTCCTTCATAGTCATATTCTTTTGGATCGATATCTTCTGCTTCAAAAAGATCCGCATACTCCTCAAATATATTTGCTTTTGGCATAACTTTCTCCCTTAATTATTCCTAGTCTTCATTCTTGCTTTTTGCATGATCGCTCTATCAATTCTTCTATCATTAGATCTATCAATTGCGTCCGCTCTTCTTTTGGCTCTGGCTTTTGCTATCTTTACAGGATCTTGTACCTCGGTAAACTTTTTAAAAGTTAACTTCTTTCCTGGTGTGATTGTAGCCATTGCCTGTCCTGGTGTGATACCTACAGCCTTTATAACACTTGCATCAGTACCTCTATCTGGATAATCTGGGTTCATACTTTTTTTACTATCTTTTTTGTATTTGTCCCAACCTATAGATTGAAGTCCTTTTGCATCTAATGCTTCTATAGCATCTAACCATTTACGAACTATAGTATTATCACTTTTTTCCAATATCACGTAATTAGATCCTCTATGTGATATTATTGCAACTTCATCTGTTTCTTTAATTACTACTTGATCACCAACTTTAAAAATATCTTCACTGACAAATTTTTCTCTAATTTCAGATACAGAATCAAGTTTTACTTTGTTTTTAAATTCAGTTTCTTCTTTTAATCCCATTCCTAATCTCACTGCGTTAAATAAAGACTTTGCATCTTTATTAGATGTATCCTTTGGAAGTCCTTGAGAAAATTTTGTGAAATCATTATCAGATGCGGCTTCTCTTTGTTTAGTAGCTGACGCGCCAGAAGCACTTTCAGAATCTGGATCTCTTTCTCCTGCAGATACAACATTTATTTCTTTAAAATTATACAGACCATGAGAGCTTCTCTTACCATTATAGTTATTCAATAATGCATTAAATTCTCTTACTCTATCATCTCCTACCACCATAGTCACACTTCTAAAACCTGAATCATATAGATCTACAGCGGCATTCATAACTGTTTTAATTTTCTTGTTCAATACAATATTACGAGCATGTTTTCTAAACATCTTTCTTGCAAATTTTACTTTTTGTGGATATGATAAAGGATTCTTTTTAGAATCCTGTGTTTGTGTTAAAAATATTTTATAAGGGTTACGACCAGCTTTAGAAGATAACTTGTCAATAAGTTTTCCATGACCAATAGTAGGCGGGTTCATTCTACCAAGTGTAAAATAAGCATGCCTTTCTTCTTCAACTAAGTACTGTTTAAACGATGATATCATTTTTGTTGAGCACTCTTTCTTCTTTCTTGTTCTTTCTTTCTCATTTGAGGTATGAGTCTTTTTGCAATCATTTTTAATCTGTTTGCTATTGCAGGTTTTTCTAGTCTTCTTTCAAGTTCACTTCTTCTAGAAAATGGTAAGTCTCCTTTTTTCTTACCTTTTGTCAGTCTTGTTAATATGAGATTTCTTGCTGCTCTTCTTGCTCTCTTAGTAAGAACTGCCAAAGACGCGACACGTCTTCGAGCCATTCGAGATCCTCTTTTTAATTTTGATTTGATTCTTTTGAGAAGTCTTCCTCTTCTTAACCTTTGCATCATAGATAAAGCTTCACCAAGATCAGCTTTACTCATTTGTTTTAAGAATTTTAAATCTTCTCTTTTAAGATTAAATGGATCAATACTTTTGGTAACACCATTAACTGTAAACTTTACGCTTTCATCGTTACCACCAACACCAACTCTACGTCGATGTCTTCTGTATTTGATTTCATCTGGTTGCCCAGGTGCTTTAAAATCTACTGGTTCTTTTAATATAAGATCAGTCAGTTTTAAGTTTTTAGGTAAACTCATTCCTTATCTCCCGGCTTTGTCCCATCCTTTTAATACACTAGGCGAAAAGTTGTTGTATGAAAATTCTAATCTATCAACAATCTTTACCGCATCACCACCAAGTCTGTCTATTGCTACGTAGCCTTCTTGCCCTGTTGTTTTATATCCCTTTGTTGTCTTAATAAATGTATCTAATTTATTAAGACGGTTTAGTGTATTTATAAGTTTTAATTTTACAAGTACTATTAGTCTTTGTAGGTCAAACATCTGTTCTAAACTTGACCTATTTCGTATTGAAAAGAAATTTAACAAATCATCAAGTTTCTTTTGTTGACCAGCCTTTCCTTTTTCTGTTTTTCTTGTATTGATTTCTTTCCTATATTTAGTATTAATAAATCTTATCAATGCTGCAACTCTTCTCTTTGGATCTGGTGGTATTTGACCAGCTCTAACATAAGTATTTGAGTGCTGTTCAATGTGTTGTGCGAGATCTTTATTTGATTCTAATTCTCTAAGTGTCGATCCAGCTATCCTGTTGAATACTCTGCCAATTTCACTGAGATATTCATTAACAATATCGGTATCTTTCTTAGACATTGTAGCACCCATAGCATTTTTTAACATAGCATCTTGTGACCAAACGTTTGCACTCCTTGCTAGTCTAGAAACATTAACACCATAAGAAGCTTTCATGGTTTCAAATGATGAACCAGAGTATGAGGTATGCCATACTATTCCAATTTTAGATCTCTTTATTTCCATAGCTGATGGTGTACCATCTGGAACAGCATAAACAATAGTATTTGGATGAAAGGTTAAATACTTCTTTCCTTTTATTTTTTGTTTTGTTACGTCACCAGGACCAAATAAAAAATCGCCTTGGATTACACCTTTGATACCAAGATCTGGTAGAAACTGTAATGCTAATTTCATTTTTTTATTTAAAGCACCAGAGGTATCATCATCAATATCTTTATTTGTTTTGTATATCTTTGGATTTTTGTTAAATATACCTTTCTTTGCCACAAAAAACTTTCCATCAGATGGATCAGTACCACAAAATATTGCAGGTGCTCCGTCCCACTTAACGCTGACACTTCCATCTTTGACTCCACCCAACATATCTCTTAAATCTCTAAGAGCAAATATAGCTTCACGAGTACCATTGACACCACCATAAATGACCCTATCCTCAATATGAGTCATATGAGTGTTTTTAGATTCGTTAAGATCAGTTATAAATTCATCAAAATTGATCATGAAACTGGAGCCTTTCCTTTCTGTCCTTTTATTCTTACAACTGGTTTAATAACATTTTGAGTGACAACGTCTAAAAATACATTCTCTGGTTCTACAGC